CTTCGTAGTTAGAGGCCACCGCACCCTCCCCCCCTGGGGTGTCATCAGCACCACACCGAACCCGCAGGCTAGGTCGCTCACCGCAGGACTCAGTCCGAGGACGGACAAAGGACGCAACCCGCAGGGTTAAGTACCCCGTAGTGACCCACAACGTACGCCGAAGAGGAAGTGGCGACGCCAGCCACCCAGCACAGTTAACGACACCTAGCCGGTCAACTCTCACTAGAACGAGGAACGAGTACCGTCACTAACCGTTCCACTTCGGAACCTACTAATGTAATCAATCGCATATCGCAACTGCATGATGCGGCGACGAGTCGCAAACTGCACTCTCCATGACAGGGGTGCTTCGGCTGGGTTATACCGAGACTCACGACGGGAACCCTGTATCCCGTCTGTATTCAAAACCAGCTAGACAAGGGAGGGGTCGGGTTAGAAAAATCGTGCTAACCAAATGATATAAGAGCGTAGTCTATACATAGCGAATCAGTCTAGATCTTAGGGGAACAAATACCCCCCTTTAAGCGTCATAGTAGTAGAATCACAAATGTACGGCGGGGGATGAAAGCCCCGTATTTAAACCAACCACGGAGACAGATCATGACAGCAGTATTCCGAATGAAGGAAAACGTAAACGGTGGCACTCATCTAGAGCGCATCTACCTCAAAGAGCAGATCCGAGATTTAAACAAGGATTACATTGATGCGATTGAGCAGATCCAAGAACTGCAAACTACAATCAGCGCACTGCAAGACAGGATCGAGGGCCTTGTGACCCTGCTTAAAATCAAAGAGGAGGCGCAACAATGAGCAAGCGCACCTTTCGTATTTCAGACGGAGCGGCTTCTACGGTCGCTCACATCACCCTCTTTAACTATGACTCTGTTTGCGCTCTGCAAGAAGCTAAGAAGGTAGCAATGCTACTGACCCAAGACGATGGCTACATGGTTAGCTCGGTCGAGGATAAAAAACCAAGCGCCGCTATGCAGTTTATTGCCGACCATGTGGAGGTACGATCATGAGTGCTGAATTTCGTTCACTGGTGGAGCTGGCTTTGTCGGCTCCCATCCATCTGCCTGTACTTTCGATGGCATGCGCTGACGAAGATCGCGAGCCTTGCGACCTTCACGAATGGTCAAACGATGTCGATTCACTGGTTGCGGCATTCGAGAGCCAAGGAGACTGCATCCTTTCGCTCAGATCACAAACAGCAGATAGCGACATGGCGGTAATTAAATGGGGTTACTTTTACTGCATGGATCAAGGCGGAGAACCCGAGGAACTGGTGGTGGACTTCACCGACAACGAGATCATGACGAAAATACATGATGCTTGGAGTCTAGTAGTTAACTAGCCCGTGGTTGGGTAGATGGGGACGCGGGGGAAACCCCGCCGAACCCAAGCCCAAAAATCACACCATCTTTTGAAAGGAGATGCGAAATGACACACCGAACTGATCAAGTAGTTAAACCAATTCTCGACGCCATAGAAAAAGGCGTTGCCCCATGGTCTAAAGGCTGGGTATCTAAAGGCGGGATGCCCTGCAACCACCTAACAGATTATCAATACGGCATCGGCAACGCTGTTAGTTGCTGGGCGCACAATGAGAATTACGGCTATACATCCAACCGTTTCATCTCAGTGTCTCGGGCCTTCAAGATGGGCCTGCAGATGAAGGGAGAGAAAGGCGACCAATCCGCAAGACCCTGCCAATCTATTTCTTTAAGTCTGCCGAGGAGGACAAGAAAACCGGCGAGAAGAAACCACCCTTTATGCTGGTTACTAACACTGCCAACATTGAGCAATTCCACGGGATCGAGGACATACGAGAACCTGTCTTTGTTCACGATGGCGCCGACCTGTCACCAGCTACAGCACTCCAGGTTTCACTGGGCGTGAAGATGCGGGAAGGCGAGCCAAGTTATAGACCACTGACCGACGAGGTTTCGATGCCTGACCTTTGCCAATTCAAAACGGTTAAAGGTTATCTGTCTACGATGTTTCACGAACTGGCACACAGCACCGGTCACAGTAAAAGATTGGACCGTGACATGACGCACCGTTTCGGCTCTAAAGAATATGCCTTTGAGGAACTGGTCGCAGAATTGTCCGCTGTCTTTTTGTGTGCTGAGCATGGCATTGACTACGACATCGAACACCACGCCAGTTACCTAGCAAGCTGGGCTAGCCTGCTAAAAGAGGACAGTCAAAAATTCATCAAGGCCAGCACCCTCGCTACCAAGGTGGTTAATTATTGTCGGGAGCAGGTTACCCAAGATAGGAGGGTAGCGGCATGAGTACCGTAAGCCGAACTGTGCTAGTCAAGTGTGATCAATGCGGAGATGCGATGACACTGCAAAGCGATGACTCTTATGTGTGCTGGCGTGACCAGCACCGCATACCCGCCGACCAGCTATACCGATACGCGGAACACATCACGGTTACTAATGATGACGTTAGGAAATGCGACGAGTGCGGAGTCTGGCAGGAATCAGGTTTCGTTAACGACGAAGGATGGTGCATGGATTGCGAGGAGATTGCTGATGCAAATTAATTTCAGACAGTGGGCTGACCTGTCAGCAGATGACCGAGCAGATGCAATTTATACCGCGCAACTTTGGTTGCGTGGTTTCCCCACCTTGCTACTGCCCTGCGACATTACCGAAACCTGCCGCCAAAAGATTATCGGAGAGGCGGAGACACTCGAGCAACGACGAGATGAAAGCGAGGTGACACTGTGAAAATTAAAATCATACTAGAAGTAGACGCAGACGATATTGATTTCGGCAAGTCATCCATTCACCCAGTAGGCAACGGGCTTTATGACTACGACCTAGACACCTGCAAATATCAGGGTGCGGAGGTTGATTTTGCTGACATCGATGATGCCTGCGAATACCTAGAGTTTTTACACGGCGAGTCAGATCAAAAAGATTATGCCAACGCCTAGCGCAATTGCCCCTAACGGGGCATCCACCCCCACCTTGTTTAGCTGGGGTTACATACTTTTGAAAGGAGTAGATGCAGATGGACACACTTCAGCACTTCAGAGATGCAAGGCAGAGACTGCGAGACAGAGCCGCGCAGTACGCCAGGATGGCACGAAGAAGCGAGACTGCTGGCAACCTCAGCACTGTAAGCCACATCCAGTTGATGCACAGATCAGATGCGCTTAGGTATTACGCCAGCTACCAAGCCTACCGCAATGCCGCCTGCTCCATATTCCACGCGCTCAAAGATACTGAAAAGGAGATGCGGAAAACACAGGTGGTCAACACACTGAGGGCTATGGCATGAATTTCCTGCAATGGCAGGGACGGTGGGCAACCGACCTTCTGGTTGCAACAGGCCGCAGGCAAAAGCCACAGGCCACAATAAGGAAGCAACTTTATGTTGTCATTTAAAGCAGAAACAATTAACCCAAAGCAAGCAGGGGAGATGCTGGAAAACACAGCCGCATCCTTTGTTAACCGAGGGGCCACCCAATCTTTTGTAAGGCGCTACGCGCAGGACATGAAAGCAGGGAATTGGCAACCGGACACGGGAGAGACTATCAAGATCGATACCAAAGGCAGGGTGATTGACGGACAGCACAGGCTCCAAGCCATTCAGCTATCCGAAAAGCCCCAGAGAATCTGGGTCTGCCGAGGGATTGAGACTGATATGTTTCAGTTTATAGATCAGGGTAAGACCCGTGACCTAAAAGACATCATGGTCATTCAAGAGTGGCCCGATCCTGGGGTTCTTAATGTGACCGCAAAGATGTTGTGGAGATATGAAAAGACTCTGGAGATGCGGGGTACTGGCAACCCATACGCACACGCTGGCTCATTCAATGAGTCGGATGGTGCAATCTTTGATTGGGTTGCACACCACCAGCCGGACATTAAGACCACATGGGAATCCTATAAAGGGCTGATAAATAAAGGCTACAAGGGATGCCAGAGTGCTGTGCCAGTATCTCTGCTGTATTACATCTTCTTTCAGTGGAACCAGAATGACAGCAAGCTAACGCTTGACCTGTTTGGATACCTAGCTGACCCTCTTGATAACCCCGCTCCGCATATTGCGGCAGGCTGGGCCGTTGGTTACTGCCAGAAACTAAGGCAGGCGCAACAGGAGACAGGGGTAGGCGGGACAACTGGTCGCCACGCTGATGCTAAAGAGTCAATGCTCAGTGCGTTTAATCTGGCATGGGAAGTGATGCATGACAGGGAGAACATAAAAACCTGGACAGGATTCAAGCGCCGCATTAAATCTGATGGCGGCTTTGGCGTGTCCAACTGATACCATAACTTGCCGCCCAGCCTACCGCCTCCGTGTGTGGGCTGGGTCTTTCACCGAGTTAGCTGGCCCTCGGGAGCAAAATGCCAGCACCTTAATTTTCGGGAGATGCAGAAGCATCAAGCTTTAAAGCACTACGCAACACTAGCGGTCTCCTATTCTTATCCAGCATGTAACTAATTTCATTCTGCTCTAGACACCGTACTAATGCGTTCACTCTCTGGACCCCAAACAATTCCAGGAGTTCAGGGTATGGAACAAAGCTATCTTTAATACTCATGACTCTCTCCAATTAAAGTTAGTGCCTGCCTCCAGCCTTCCCCTTATTTCAAACCCTGACGTTGGAGTATCAGAGCGGTGTGATTGGGGGCGATACGATCAGGCTGGATAAGTGATGACAGCAGGCGTTGCCATCGCAAGGTTCACACCCATGAAATTAAAAGGTTATCCCGCCTTAGCATGATGTTGCTTATGGCAGGCCGCACAAAGCCAACGTACATCTAGTGGCTTAGAGTAATCATCGTGGTGTGCCTCAACGTGGAAGGTTGATGGACACTCAGAGCAGACTCCAGGATTCTCAAGGTGCATCTGCACTTGCTTGTGGGCATGGGCCTTCTCTGGGTTCTTCCTCCTCCACTCACGCAGATACTCAGGTGACTGACGGCAACCACGCGCACGGTCATAGGCTAGTACCTTCGCCCGATAGCGTGGGTCTTGCCGATGCGATCTCACATCTGATTTGGTGCAGGCTTTGCACTTGTTCAGATGACCGTCAGCCATTTGCTTGTGCCGGTAATACTCAGCCAGTGGCTTTTCTTCCCCGCACTTAAAGCATGATTTTTTTTGGTCGGTGATCATGCAACACCACAATTAAAAGGTATGTCGCCCTCAGGTATTGACGGTGCCATAGGCGTGACGTTGCTTCTGCTCTGCTGATTACCGCCCTGTTTCTCTGGCTTGAAGTCATCGTAAGCAAAGAAGTGAGACACCTTAGCGTCCGGTTTTTGAGTGGGGAGCATAGTCAGCTTTACTTTCTCCTCCCCCTTAGCTTTCTCTGCTTGCAACCACGTAATCATTTGGTCAATTAGGATTGTCATGTTGCAGGTGATTGACTCAGGCTTAGCTGGGTAGCACCGGAACCCTGTCTCTGGTAGTGGTTTGCGATCATCGCTCATACTTTCTCCTTCTTTATCTTGGCAATTAACTTCGCAAGCTCACCGTCAGCAGACATCAGCTTGCGTTCTTCGGTTGTCCATACACCGCCCTTACTAGGGGCTTTCCACAGTGCGACCTGTACCTCTCGGGTCATGTCAGCGTAGTAGCCAGCCGCACCTTCGATGTCATCGTTGGCAATACACTCTTTGATTCGGTACACCTCCTCAATATTCTCCCGTACAGCATTGGAATGCTCCAGTAAGAAGTCATCGCCAGACGGGGCAGACTCTTTGAATTCGTCGGCCTCCTCCTCGCTGTAGATGTAAGCGTGAAGACCAAGCAACTTAAGAATCACCCTGTCTTTTGCTCGCTTCTCAGCCATTGCAAAGTAGTAGTTATTCTTAGAGTTCTTTGGAGATGCCTCGCCAATGCTCCACTCACTACGATCACCGAGGTGTCCGATCAGGCTAACAGCAAAGTGTTCTTGCCCAGGTTGCGGCGGGTACACAGTGCAGTCGGAGTAAGTAATGCCGGCGTTAGTGGCAATCTTCTCTAGTGCTTTGTGCTTGATGATCCAGTTACCGTGACAATCCCACAGCGCGGTGGCTGATGTCTCGCCGACATCCTGAAGCCTTTTAATTATTTCGGCTGGTATATCGTGAGCCATTTCCTATCTCCAATAGATGCCCTTAGTGGGCTGGATGAATATACTAACAGGCTCTTGTAATAAATAAAAGGGTGTAATACTATGCCAAAAACGGAGGCAATTATGTTTACACACTCACAACTTGTTCACTTGCATTTGCTGGTAGAGGATCGCATGACCAAAGTTTTGCGCACTTTGCCTAGCCAGGAATTGACTTCTGAAGCCGTTGAGTATGGGCAACTGAGCGCCATAGAGTTCTTGCTACGACATGAGATAGATAAGAATGCAGAGTAAAGAGATGGGCGATGTGATCTTCGCCCTTAAATATTGCTTTGAGTTCTACGGCAAAACCCTGGATAAGCAACAGCTACAGGTATGGCAGAACATCATACGTAGCAATAGCTACAACTCAGTGCAGTGGCAGACCGTGCTTAAGCAGTACTTCCAAGTAGCTAAGTTTGCACCTAAACCACCTGAGATATTGGAGATGCTGGCAGAAGAGCGCCAACACACTCAGGGCAGAACACCACCCCCACCCCCACTAACTACTAACTGCCCGCCAGATATAGCTGACGCGTGGAGGTATTGGATTCCAAAATTCTGGGGCCAAGCCTTGCCCGGACCTAACACAAAGCCCTTAGACAACCCTGACAAAGAGGACGAATACCTAATGATCGTGAACCGAGAAGCTAAACGAACCAAGATCCCCGAGGCTATCCCGCAGGTCTATAAGTTGCGGGAGGTGTGGGGGGATGACGTTTAAAGGCTCTGGGCTAGAAGATCTAGAATTAATTCTTAATACATTTCCTCGGACCTTCACTGTTCAGGACGTTGTTAACCAGTTTGGCTGGACTAACGGGAGAGCAAGGCAGGCAATCGTTAACGGACAGCAGAATGATTCACTCCGCACCAATACAGAGAGGGTCACTAACCACGGCATAAGCCAGCTTGCTATCTACGAGAACAACAGGTGGCGGGCCGAATGGATCAAGCGAGCATGGGGGCCACATCATGAGCGAAACATGGACCGTGAAGGACAGCAACACAGCTAAGTTCTTTATTGCTTACATAGAGAGTCAGGTCGAGCAACGCATTGATCGTGTGTACACCATCCAAAAAATGGATAGGACGTACCGCCAGAACCGGACACTGCACCTGCTCTTTCCGTCGCATGGCTAAGGGGTTGAATGAGGCAGGGTTTGAGATATCCCACCCCTTTAAGCCTGACCTAGAGATCCCTTGGTCGGAGCATTCAGTTAAGGAGTTGCTGTACAAGCCCATCATTACCAGCTACTTCAAGGTTGAGCGTTCGAGTGACCTCGACGCCGCCCAATTATCAGAATCAATGGAGATATTAATCGATGCAGTCAACAGGAATACCGGAGTGTACGTCCCCATCCCAAGCCAAGAGCCTGATAGCTATTGAGGGTTGGCCGTACTCAATCAGCATTGACGGGCAAGTCTACTCTCATAGAAGCCAGAAGTTTCTAAAGAGTCGCGCTCAAAACAGCGGCTATCAAATGGTCCACCTTTCCTTAGATGGAGACAGGAAGGGAGTGACTGGTGCATCGGCTGGTAGCCCAAGCGTTTGTTCCTAATCCTGGCAACAAGCAAGAGGTTAATCATAAGGATGGCGACAAGTCTAACAACCACGCCTCTAACTTAGAGTGGTCAACTCACTCAGAGAATTTATCTCATGCCCACAAGCACAGGCTACATCGAAGCGGAGCCAAGCTAACTGACAGCCAAGCAGTAGCCATGCGCCGACTCATGCAATACGGGATGAGTTCGACTCAGCTATCAAAGCTAACGGGCAAAAGCCTCAGCTATCTGGGACACATAAAGCATGGGCGCATGTATAGACACGCACAGGAGGCTCTGTATGGCTCCTCCTAGGACAAAACCACTAAGGGAGTACCTGACTATGGCTAAAGAGAACGAGGCCCTCATGGCTCTTATAGCGGTCATAGCGATGACTGTGTTCATGGAGGTGTATCAATGGCTGTGAGTTACCCCATCAATGTCAGGTTGGGTAAGGCAGATATGGGTAAGGCTGAGCAAGCCTCCGCGCTTAGGTATCAGCTAGCCAGAGCATCTGGAGTTCAAGACAGGCTGATAGATACATCTAGGTCCGGTGAGTCTGCTGACCTGCCGGGATTAAAGGCTGAGATTGCAGTGTCTAAGCTACTCGGAATTGACTTTGACCCCACAGCACTGGGCATAGACAACGGCTGTGACCTGTATATGCAGGTAGGAACAAAGGAAGTAGCCCTCCAGGTTAAGTCTACCCACCACCCCACAGCAGAGTGGTTACTAGGCACACCCCACGCTAAAGCCAATTGGGATCTGTCTGTATTTGTCAGGCCCACTAGCTCGCCAGATGTGATGGAAGTCTATGGGTGGATAGGTATGGACAACTATCAAACAAAGATACAGCAAGTAGACCTTGGACACGGCACTCACAAGGGTGTCCACATCAAGTTCCTAAATGACATGGAATCACTTTGGCGATTAATGATGATGAGGAAGAACGATGGGAGTTAAAAGGGAAGCGTGTGATAACTGGTTCAGTAAGTCAGTGCGTCATAGAGATCAGCACCGCTGTCAGTATTGTTTTGGTGAGGGTACAGATTGCGCCCACATTTTTGGTAGGGCCAAGAAGTCAGTGCGCTGGTCCATGGATAACGCTGTCACGTTGTGCCGGTACCACCACCAGTGGTTTGGATCTAACCCAGTGGCCTTTACTGATTGGCTGACCAGCCTTTATGGGCAAGGTCACATGGACATCCTGCGTGAGAAAGCTAACGCCACCCTAAAGACCACGAAGCTACTGCGTAAGGAGATCTCAGATCATTACAGGACTGAGTTCCGTAAGGCAGAGTCAGATCCAAACTACGAAATAGTGAGCTACAACTAATGATTAAAGGATGGACAGACAAAACGTGGTGGTTCATGGACGAAGATAGCAAGATCATCTTCAACGTAGTCATTGAGCATCCAGAAAGTACAACCCCACCGGCTGAGCTAGTGGAGTTGATTGAGTTATACAGTCAGGGCTACCGCAAGGAAAAGCTAGAGTAACCAGTATGAAGGATCGGTCAACATACCCAGCGTGGATGTTGCGGCGGCGGCGGCAGGACTACCTGTTTCTTTAAGGACATACTGACCAGCCCTCTCCAGGTTCTCCTCTGGGGGTGCGGCATACACCTCCCTCATAGCTCGCCTTGTATCAACCGGCTCCTCGCCAGTAGCCAAGCCAAACAGCCCTCGTCCTGTACCCCACAGCCCCTGCGCTGACATCTGAGTAAACTCAATAGCTTTATCAAACTCCCTCTTGAGCATCTCCATGCCTATAGTTCTGGTGCGCTCGTCAGGAATAAGCTCTAACTGCTCCATCTTATCTAGAACACTAGCAATCATGCTCTGCTCTTGAGGCTCTCCATCATTAGCGGCGGCTCTGTTAGCACCACCAGCTAACGCGGCAACCTGACCACCCCTAGCTACACGGGGCTTTGCCCAATCCATGATTGCTGACTTAACAGCAGGGTCATCAGTGCTTTCAAATATCTCTTGTGCAAACTCCTTCACACCAGACACATATCTTGGGCCACCATAAGCCTCACCAGACTTCTTAATGCTGGATAGAAACCCATTGTCATAGTTAGAGTTGCGATGAACATAGTCTGTGGCTGTGTTGCCGGGGCTAATACCCTTCTGCCTTTCCTTGTTCAGCCTGTTCTTTAGCTGTCTGCCGGCAAGGTCTGGAGTCAAAGAACCCATTAACCTGAGTGGCCCTGCTTCAGCATCTTCAGAAGCAAACCCTGCTGATGCCGCTGTAGCCGCCGCCGTCGCACCGACCCCCCTTCTTCTCCAATCTACGTCTGGGCCAGCGGGGTTGTTGTCAATGATCTCCTGCTCTCGCTCTCTTCTGAGCCACATTTCGTACTGAGATCTTTCAACGTCATCCGCACTAGGGGTGTAAGTCGGGGCGTAGTCTCTGCCTAAGTTTTCAACAAGCTCTGCTTCTCTAGCTCCATTAACTTCATCTTGAACGAACTTGCGTTCTGAGTTTGATCTCCTGAGTCGAGCTATACCCGAGATAGGCCCTGCCTCGGCGCCTGCACTGCCCGCCCCTACTACCGCCGTTACACCCATGACCCTATACAACTGAGCCAGCGGCTTGGGGTTACCCTTCTTGTATTCAATCTCAGCACTAGTAACTGCGGCCCTTTGCTTTTGGGGTAGACCTTGCTTCCACTCAAACAACTTAATGCCATCTGGATCAGCGCCCCTGATAGAGCTAATCACAGCATGGTCATCCATCACCGCCTGCTCTTTGCCAACCCCCAGCTTCCGGTTCTGATTTGCCGATATGCGCTGAGCTTCAGCAAGAGAGATCTCCCCATCATTAACCTGCTTGGCAAGCGCGGGGTTAATCTCCATCTCATCTACCATCACCCGCTCTTTGGTTCTCAGCGTGGCGGCTATCTCTTCTTCCGGCGTAGGCTTGCGGCGACCTAAGCCGCTAAGCATACCGAGGGCATCTAACTTAGCTCCCATTATCGTTGCTCTCCAGGTCTGATGCGCTTCTCAAGATCCTCTAGCGGCTGTGGAACAATGTCAGTGTTCTCCGCTAAGTTCTGAATAGCGTTAAATGGCTGACGAAGTATTGGTGTTTCATTAATTACTTCTGTTCTAAGCGGCTTGGTGGGATCGGTAATGCCTTGATAGGTAGCCTTCCCTATGTCCCATGCCCTAGTTGCAGGCAAAGGCAATAAGGATTCAGCAAGCACAGGTATAGGTCCGCTCTCCATTAGCCGGCCATACTGGTAGTCATTCAAGCCAACAGTGTTAAGTGACAGGGTAGAGACAACCTGATCTGCCGCGCTCTGTATAAATCCTGGGAACGATGCCTCGCCATCTCCAAACACCCACTGCCTAGACTCATTCAGCAATCCGAAAGAGCCAGCGGCTAACGCTATATACCTAGCCATAAACTTTAGGGCTTCATCTGTTCTGCCGTTAGCAATGTTAAACATGATCTCTCGCATAATGAGAGCCTGTTGCTTGATGGCAAATCCTCTTAGCGCCCACATGGGACGGAGGTTAGGATGCCTAGCCCATGAAGCAGGCCGGCCCATACCGCTAATCAACTGCTGTTGACCTAGACCAGCAAAGCCTAGCTCTTCAAGTAACTTGCCAGCCTGACCGCTGTACTTAGTAAAGTCAGATCCATGCTTCATTAGCTCTTTCTGAATGATGGCTAGCTCTGCCTTGTTAAAATAAAATCCCCACTGCCTAGCCAGCCTGCCATCAGTAAACTGCTCTCTAGCGTTCTTCCATTTTGTCTTTGAGTCTTTAGCCGCAACCTCAGAAGCATGATTGAGTATGGCCTTGATAGTTCCTGACTTACCCATGTTATCCATAGCGGCAAAGCCAGAGCCTTTCATCAACCAATCAGTGCCGTTCCTGGCGGCGTCTGCAATCATTGCCTCAAAGCCCGCGCGGTCATTGGAGTACATATCCACGACCTTGTTCATAAACTCACCTACGTTCTGGTCAATACCTCTACCCCGAACGTCGTAAGCAGGCTGAGCCGCGCCTTTCATTGTGTTGCGGAACCCATACTTAACGCTGGCAACCATAGGATCGTGCAGGTTAAGCAGTGCTGACATCGGGCCAGCAAGCGTGGTGGCATAACCAAAGCTGTTGAGTGCTTGTATCCACTGGGCCGGCGACCTGATCTGACCTACTAGATTTTCTTTAACAAGCAATGAGCCGCGCCTAGCAAGGTCCGCGTCTAACCCCATGTCAATAACGTGACGCTCCATTGCGGCAAAGAAGTCATCTGCCGTTTCCATATTCTTTACGGTCGGCATATTCATCTTTCTGGATATTTGAACTAGGCGCTCGTTGTTCATGATCCGGCGCATATTGGTAGACAGCACTGGCATATAGTCAGAGGGGTCAACAACATCATACTCATCAATCTTGTTGTCTTTGTAGTTGCCACGGCTCCTACTCATAAGGCCGGGGTCGTCAGGCAAATCAAAGTCCCTATCCATGGTGCCTTTCTCGGCCTTCTTCTTGGGAGAAAGTCGGGTGCTTAGGTAGCTAGGGGCGTCATAGCTTCTCCCTGTCACCTCCATTATGTGTTGCTGGTTCTTGCCGTCAGCCCAGATGATGTACCTCTGAAACTTTTGAGCCATGTCTTCGCCTAACTCCTGGCGAACGTATGCCTTTACTGCCTCAAGGCTTTGCTCGCCCTTCGCGTAGTCCAGCATCATCCCCCGAAAATGTAGGTCTTTTATTTCCAAGTCCAGCACATCAGTAATCGGATCAACAAATACCGACACCTCTCTGGCAAGCGTTCTTAATGCAGTCTCGTCTGCCGTTTGCAACCTAGCGCCCCATTGGGGGCTGAAGTCCAGCATGATCCTGTCACTGACACCTAACGCAACCTCCTTATATTTCTCTACAGCAGAGTCCCATGTACCAGCAAGGCCAGTACGCTTCTCCTTCTTGGCTAGCGGAGATTCGGTGAACTGATCTAAGTAGCTGAAGGGGGCTGGAGCAGGAGCGGCCTCACCAAACATAGCCGCCACACCATCATCCTGTATCGGATTAGCCCTAGCGTCTTGCGCTTCTTGTAGCGCCCTGCCTGCCTGCATTCGGATGCTCTGCACAGTATCAGGCATATACTTGCCAGATATTGCCATCATCTCGTCATCAGCTTCAGAGCCTATGTTGTTGTACTTAGGGGCCTTGAACATATCAATGGCCTTGCCCATAGCAAGACCTGCAACGCCACCAACCACCGCGCTCTGTATCCTGTCGCCATCTTCACCTGCGTTAAAGCCCCAGAAACCACCCTCTATGACGCCTAACGTAGCGTTACTAGCGGCCTCTACTTCTGCTCTTGTTGACTGCTTGGCTAGTGATGTCCTGTTTACGGGGTATGTAAGGTTGCCATCTTTAATTAGTACCCTACCGTTACCTAAGTCTTCAGCAATAGTTACAGGCTTTGGATCTGGAAATACAGTGACCCGCTCTGGCTTTCCGTCAGCGCCCTTCCTAACAACAACCTTACTGTTGGGCTGATATGTAATTGATTCTTTTCCGGCGTTAACCCTGCGCGTCTGCCTCGCTCTGTTAACCATCTTCGATGCAGTCTCTAGGGCCTTGAAGCCCCCAACGCCAGGGACCAGCGAGGAGGTTAGCTCTAAACCCATAGACAGGTTGGGGTTCATCTGCTCAAACTTTTCCTGCTCTAAGTTGTACCCTGCTCTAGCGATCTCATAAGGAAGACCCGTCTGCTTAGACTCAAGGTATGCACTGGCTTCGTCATACAAATCAAAGGTCGCACCCTCCATTACGGAGCGAACTATCCCCTGCTTTTGCGTTCTATCCTTCTCGCTTTGCGCCCTAGCCGCCTGAAATACAGCGCTCATGTCAACGCTAAGCTCGGCAGGGTTAGACAACTCAGGCTTTTCGGCGGTCATTGCAACCGGCTCCATCCAGCCCCTCTTCCCGTCACTGGGCTTTGGCTCCTCAAGGATTGCGTTAGGGCCGGCAACCCAATCATCATCGGGAACCATAGCTTCAGCCTGTGCCGCCGCTAGCTCTGATTCTAGTCTTGGCTCTGCCTGCCCCCTTGGAGGAAGTGGTGGTGGGGTAGGGTCAACCCTAGATGACTGAGCCTGTTGCTCTCTTAGGATCTCAGCACCACTCCTGCGCCTAGCATCTACACTAGCCGGACTAAGAATCTCAGCGCCGCTCTTTCTGGTACGCTGGCAGGTCAGTAGTCTTGCTCATCTCTGACAGCATTCCCCTGTTTGCCTTATCAAAATCAAAACCTCTTTCGCCAAGAGGGGCTGACTCAGGGTCATAGTCTTCAATGTTGAGATTGCCTAGCTCTACAGCAGGATTGCTAGGGCGTTTCTCAGGGCTGTTTAAATTAGAATCTTGATTAGTAAAAAACTCTGGCTTAGCTTCAGTGTATTTTTCAGTAGCCCTGTTCCTTGCGGCGTCTATTTCTGCCCTTACCCTTGCCCCGCCATCTGACATTGCATTTAGTTCGGCTTCAGAAAATCTGTTCCCTCTATGCCAGTGATCCATATACATATCAGTGAAAACATTTGTATCACCCTGCTGTATACCGTCCCTGTATACCTGTTGGTCGCCGTTTTCATTGATGCTTCTGTTCTTACCATTAGCGTACAGGACTCTTTGTTGCCAAGGCTCAAGATCCATTGGGTCTGTGGTGTAGTTCTCGCCCCTCATCAGCTTGTCACGCTCTGGCGTCAAGGCTTCTAGCTGTGACTTGGTAAGGTCTTCTGGTTTTGAAATATTCGAGCCTACAAAATGAGAGATCCCCCGCTCATTCCAGCTTTCTCTTTCTCGTCCGGTAACCTCTTTTGCATTAGCGGCATTTAGCGCCCATTGAGGAATCTCCTGCCCATCAGCAAACTTCTGATTCATGAAGCTTTGCAAAAGTCTGGGTAGGTTTTCTTTTGTTACAGCTTTTTCAGTGTAAGCATCTGCCGCTTCCAAGATCCAAGCTGGCAATTCAATCCCTTCTTCACTAGCTGTATTTAGGTAGCTCTGAAGCAATGTGGGCAAGGTATCTTTGGTAATTTGATAATCGCCCCTAGCAGTCGTCAGCAGATTTGATAGATTCAAACCTCCAGATGATTCAATCTGTCTGGTTACGTCAGCATCTAAAACAATGTTCTGAGCATAGAGAGAGGGATCAATGTCTAACTGCCTAAAGCTAGCTAATGACACAGGATCAGTCAGTATCCACCTCAGTTTGGAACTGATCTGCGGCGGCACTCTTAAGCTCTTCGGGGTAGTCTTTCCATGCGGGGATAGCCTCTATCTGAGCGGCTGTGTACTGCTCAACATAAGCACTTTTGCTTGCGGCAAACTGACGATCAAAGTCCTGCTTGGCTTGATCTCTAATCCTCTCATTTTGATTAGTTACCTCCTTCCATGCGTCACTGTTAGCCAAGGTTGGGGCTACCGCATCCATGGCGTTATACAACTCAGTGACCGTCTTGAACTCAGTGATACCGTTCTCAGTCATGTAGGTAGCTAGGCCATTACGCATCTCATTAAATGCAGTCTCGTCCTCAAGGGCCGTCTTGTAGGTAGAGCCTTCAAACAAGCCGTCTGTGTTAGGCAGATCTCTAAATGCCGCAAGCTGTCCAGCCGCCTGATACTTAGTGTCACCAACTCCAGCAAGGGCTTTCTCCTGATAACCCTTAACAGCATTGTGTATCAAGCCTGTAATCCTTGTAGCCTCCACTGGGTTTAGCGTGTCTTGAGAATGGACTCTGTCGTACTCAGTAATTAGCGCGGCTAACGGAGCATTCTTAACAGTAACCCCGTCATCTTCGTATGCAAGACCCCTAGCTGTGCTGTCGTAGAAGGGAGTTAACTTGCCCTTTGCCATGCTATTAGCTTGCTCTTGCGCCTGCCTTTCCTTGTTTAGATATTCAACAGCATGAGCGCGAACAGAAGGGTCAAGATCTTTAGGTAGCTTGCTTGGGTCATAGATACCCTGCGAGGCCAGGTTGCCTGCATAAGTTTTACCTTGCGTTTCATTAGCGCGGTTTTCGGCGGCGGCCCTCTGAGCAACAGCCGTGTTGTAGGCGTTATCCAGCCTAAGCGCCTCTAACTGCTCCTCTTGCTCCCTTCTGCTCACATCATAAACATTTTCTTCAATGGCTTGCTCAGCCTGAGTAATGCTTAGCTCGGCGGCTTCAACAGACATCTGATCTTTCTGTAGGGTTCTGTGTGCCGCCTGTACATCTGGATCGCTCTTCAAATAATCCAGTGCTTTTTGTAACCCCTCTCTTCGGGGGTCATCTGCTGGCATCTCATCAAGCATGGCTTTATAGGTATCAATAGCGGCGGCACCTTTTCTTGCCTTTACAGTCATAGCTCCAGGTATTTCGCTAGCAACAGTAGCCATTTGCTGGGTTATGCTCTGCACCAAGCCAGAGTCTCCTGCCTTTTCAGCGGCCTTTAACTGAAGTTTTAGGTTATCCATGTTCAGGTTTAGCGCCCTTACATCACCTTCCGCACCAAGACCCTTAGAACTGACTACTGACTTTGCTCCGTCAGCTAAAACAGTAGCTCTCCGTGCATCTTTAGCCTCAGCCTTTTCAGTCTCTTTTTGCGTCAAAGCCAAGGCCATGTATTTATCGGCTTCTGTTTCATAGCCATTGCGCCTCGCCCAAGAAGCATATTCTTGAAGGCTTTTTGAGTCATCCATCTGTGGCGTGGGGGCCATGCTCCTACGGAAAGTATCTACATACTGCTCTCCAGGCTTGCCCATCTCACCTATGGTGTCGCCAATAGAACCCAGCAACCCCGTAAGGTTGCCAGCCATAGATCGCCCCGGTCTTGAATAGGCCATGATTACTCCTTAAAAAAGATCAATGATGCTGTCTAACCCACCGCCAATAGACGACAGAAGACCACCAATACCTGACACGCTATCCCCCTCACTGCCGCTTGCGCCGCCAAGGTTGGATAGGACAGAGTTGTACAAGTTGCCCATCAATTCAGACGATACTTTCTGTGCGTTGATGTTGGCGTTCACGCCACCCAATCCAAGCTGTGCCAGATAGTCTTGGCCTGTTAGCTGGCCCGTCTGTTGCATAGAGCTATTAGCCTGACCCAGACCCATCAACTCCATCTGCATCTGCATTGGGAGATAAGCCATCTTCTGCTGATCCATGCCCATCTGAGCTAGCTTGGCTGACAAGTCACCGCCGGTAGCCATAGCCTGATTGCCTAGCTGACCATAGGCCGCACCCATCTGACCAAACATTGTGCGCTCTGCGTCAGCCTGCTTCATGGCCCCAAGAGAGGCTTCATTGGCCGCCTGCGCCCTAGCCTTAGCCATAGCCGCATCTTCTGCTGTGCCACCATAAGCACTGCCCATCACCCCACCACGACCCATAGCGTGTTCACGGGCCTGCTGTTGAGCTTGCTGAGCATCAAGCATGGGATTCTGCATAGCCATTAGCTGGTTGAATATCTCCCCCTGTCTTTGGGAGGGATCAGCTAAGGACATATCCATTGCCTGCTGTGTTTGCGGCGAGTAATTGATTGGCGTCTGACCACCGTAATTACTTATTCCGGCCATTCCACCCTGAACATTGGACTGACCGTTGTTATACATATCTTGATTAACACCAATACCCAGGTTGGTCATTGCCTGACCCGTATTAGGATCTACAGTGACCCCGCCTGAGATCTGATTATCACCAGTACCAGAGGTCACACCGTATCCTTGGAATGCAGTGTTTTGGTTGAGGTTTTGCCCCATGCCCTCCAGATACTGTTGCTGTGCGTAGCCAAGGTCACGTATGTCTGAAGCGTTATTTAATGCCCCAGCAATGCTCCCGACGCTAGCCAAGCCAGAGGCGTTTTCACCTAGCCAGCCGCCTAGCCCGCCAAGCACATCTCCAAAGAAACTAGACCCACCGCCAGCTATGGGTGAGTTGTTGGGATTCATCCCATTCGGTCCCGGTCCCATTAGAATGCACTCCTGTATGTTAGTAAGCTCACGCCGCTATCCTCCCAACTGCTGTATTCACTGCTATCTCCTGTATGGCAAACGAGCTGCCATTGATTTCAATTTCTAGTCCAACGCGCAGGAACTCACCCGCGCCTATAGTGTTGACCTTCTCTGTCCATATTCCGGGCCTTCCCCCGACATACTCATCAAGGCCAAACTGGGCTACGCCCCACTCCGTAGTGCCTTCTGGCTGAATGCGGAAGTCGTAGTGGTAATCAAGGAAGGCGCCAAAGCCCCACCTAGCGCGAGAGTCAACTGGCACTGCGGGTGATAAGACAACGTAGATAACGCTCTTAGGTATGATGTTCTGTATTGAGTTTTGAGTAATACCCAGGGCCACAGATTCAAAGCCGAGCCTGTAAGGCTCTGGGCTATTAAAGCCCTCGTATCTCAGGACGCCCCTGTTGTTTAGACCGGCAAGGTAGGGCCTGCCAATATCGGAGTCTTCTGCGAAATACATTGCGGCGTAATGACAGTCAGTCCAGCGGGTAGTCTTTGCCCCGCCAGTGCTTGATGGCCTCTCAGTAGAGAATGTGTAAGCAGTGCCACTAGTTCTGAACAAACAAACCACTAGGGACTTAGAGGGGAAGTAGGCCATCTTAATGCCCTTCACTAGAGCGGCAGACCTCTCCTCTTCTTGAATCATATCCATGAACTCACGCTTAACATTCATGGACGGCTCGCCAATCGGCGTGGATTTCTCTTGGATTACCCTGGCTAAACTTCTCAGGCCGGTGTCATCGCAGAACATGACATCTGTACCAATGTTGCAGATAGCGTCACGCTCCACCAGACCCACATTAGATATGGCGTCTTGAAGCTGAATACCATTCTCACCAGCAGGATCGCCTGTATTAGCGTTGGCATAGATCAGAATAGAGCGGCGACCAAGAACTATCAGGAACCCGTTATGGGCATGGATATTGACTATCTGGTCAAAATCTACGGGCCAATACTCTGAGACATTGATAATGCCTGCCGTGTTCTGAGCATCATCAGGGGTTCCCTGCCCGTCATACCACTGGTCTTCTCTCAGCAGGCTGGAGTAGTAGATAGTCTGGTAGTCGCCATCAACCCCAGATACCCATAGCCGACCATAAGCAGAGATAGCCACATCGCCATCAATCTTATCAACTATGTTTCCACTGTCAGTCTGAGGAGGGGTATAAGTAACGTCCTCCCAGCCACCATTTCCGTCATATTTGAGGAAGCTGTTACCCCTGCTAAACAGGAATAAATCCTCCTTAAAGTGGACGTACAGGGATCTCTCTAAGCCAGCGGTGTTAATAGAGGGGTAGGTACAGGGGTTGATCTGACCATTCTCCTCCCATCCCAGCGTGTACTCATAGGGCTGATCGCTATCGATTCCAACCTCGTCCATTGTCTCGACGCCGCCCCATGTAGATCGCTCTACCGTTGTTTCTTCGGGGAAATAGGTTCCATTTAAAATAGTACAGACAGGGTGTGGCTCATAGCTGTTATACCCGTCATTAGTGTAATGAGCGGAAATGTCTGTCAGGTCTGTATTGCTCCAAATGCTTGTCCCAAGACCGGCTTCTGAAGCAAATGCCTCCCTAGCGGCAATACGCCCTACCCTGTCAATCACGCAGTTATCGGCTAACAGGGCATAGCTGGGATCGGAGCCAATAGGACTCATCTCAGTGTTTAAGCCCTGAAAGCCATTGCCTCTTATCGTGAATTGATTAGTCGGCTGTGCCATTAGACTACCGCCCAGGTCATCTCAGTAGGTGAAAGGTTCCCATCTAGTGATATAGCGTCAGATATGTACTGCTGTGCCATGTTGAATAGCTCTGTAGCTGTCTGACCTCCTACCTCTCCGCGCTCTCTAGCGGCTAGTGCTAAGGCGTAATACAGGACAGGCTGGTCAGGGAGTCGTAGGTCATCCTCATCTGCTTTTAAATCAGGCAGTACCCTGTGACCCAGCACATCAATAACAACCCCCTCCTCGGGGAGAGGGTCAAAGCGAATAGATATATTCCCCTGATTGTCTGTGCCATCGTAGGCATATCGGTACATAAGACCCGTTTTGTTGCCCTTGTGCAGAAGGGTTCTCAAGTCCCACTGATGAATGTGGTTGCCCTCTACCATTACTGTGCTAATGCGACACCCGCCAGAAGTGTTTTCTAAGATATAGCTAGGTCTCCCTTGCTCAGTGGCGAACTGCCATACATTGCGGGTGGCATTCCATGAATGAGCCATCTCAACATGACGCTTGGCGTCGTTAACAAGGTTTTTAACGATGTTTACAACAGCGTCCTCAGACTTATTGACCGAGGTAATCATCGGCTCACGCAATCTGGTTAGAACATTGTTCACTAGTTCTAAGTAAGTCATCCCATTAAGTCCTCAAATAAGCGCCTCATTATAGGCGCGCGTCTATTCTTCTGTGCGGCGGCAGTCTTAAAGTATGCAGGCTTTAACGTGATAGGGGGAGGAAGCGGCGACCAGCTTGTCTCAGATCCCCCATTGCCACCACCAAGCATCCCATTACCCCCACCATTACCCATACCAAGACCATTGCCGCTACCGTTACCGTCCCCACTACCATCTCCAGAACCGTCACCGTACCCATCGCTATAGCCCTCATCTCCAGCGCCAAAACCACCACCATCTGTGTCGGTTCCCGTGCCGTCATCGTTAGTCCCCTGATCGTCTCCATTGTCGCCTGTGCCACCGGAACCATCGCTGTCTGTAGTGCCGTCATCATCTCCAGTAGCGTCATCTCCACCGTTGCCGTCAGTCCCCGCATCGCCGTTCCCATCTCCGTCAGTGCCGGGAATGGGTGTGTCATCAGTGCCGCCCGTCCCGTCTGTAGTGCCGTCAGTAGTACCGCCGCCATCATCAACAGGGGGCTGATCGGTGGTAGGAGTGTCGTCAGAGGGTGGAGCGCCCCCATTATCAGAGGCGGGTGTATCGCCCGCAGTAGCTATGATTTCTGATACAGACGCGCCATTATTAAGTGCGTTAATTACCTCAGAAACCGTCTTCCCTGCTATCTGGGCGATAGTGCTAATAGTCGTGTCAGGTATCCCAGTGTTGTTAACAGGGGGCGTTGGCGTAGGATTGTTGTCTGGTGTGCCACCATCATTCCCGCCAGACCCCGGTGCATCTGGATTGCCAGAGGAGTCAGCCCCTGTATTGCCATCCTGATTCCCGCCGTCTTTAGAATCAGTTTCGGTTTTGGTCTCAGGAGTCTCAGGATCTGTTTGATCTATCGGCTCATCATACTTAGTTATAACGAGCTTGTTCTCTGAGTCATGCTGATATGTTGTGCCGGTAACTGGGTCATACCACTGGTCAGCAGTAGCGCCCGGATTGTCAACATCCCCCACATACTTATACAGACCTGTCTTTGGGTCGAACTCGTAACGCTGTCCATTTCTCCCGTAGATGGTTCCAGCATATTGACCGCTCTCATAGCCATCCCTCAGCGGGGTCTTACCAAATCGAACCGGATTACCGTTGGCGTCTGTGTAGTCAATCTGGTTGATAGGCTCATCAATAGCCTTAGCCGCAATCATGGTTAGCTCATCTACCTGAGTAGGGTCATCAACAATGTTGCCGTTAGCGTCCCTCCACTGACCGTTAGTCCTCTCGTAGGCTAGCTCACCATTCTCATGGTAGATAGCCCCTTCCGTAGTGCTAACTGAGCCATCTTCATTAAGGCCAAACTGCCACTTTAAGCCGCCCTTATCTCCACCAAAGGCTTGATCGTAGGTCGCAGAGTCAACCACAACCCTATTGCCGTTAGCGTCATATCCATAATACTGACCATCCCGCCCGAGCTTAACCAAGCCAGGATCTACAGGATTGCCATTAGCGTCCACGTAGACTGTATCGCCCATCTCATAACCGTAGATGTTTTTAAGGTCACGATTAGGCGTGTTGATTTGTGTCAGGTCATCGCCAGAAAGAGTGCCATCCCCGTCCCTGTCAAGATCATCAAAGGTTCCGTGACTCTTCCCTCCAGTGCCTCCCTGACTAAACACCTCTCCGGTGTTGATGTTCATAACAAGACCATCACCAACAGTCTTGTAATTAGGGTTCAAGAAGGGGTCTTTAATGTCAGAGTTGATGGCTTCCTGTTGCCACTCATCGTACTCATCCCACTCTTCAAGGTTGTCTATTTCGTCAGACTTCCCAATGCCAGATAGATAACTAGTAAGCGCGGTAGTTCCACCAGAAATTAGAGCCGCAGTAGCCGCATCCTTCCAATCAATCTCACCCTCATTAACTAGCTGGGTTACTAGGCTCATGCCTCCAGCCTGTAAAGCGGCAGTAAGAATATCCCCGCCACCATTAGCTATATCATCGCCAAACTCAGTGATCTTGCTTCCAATATCTCCGAGTACGCCAGAGCCTTCCAGCGCGCCCGATAGCTCTGAGCCACCATAAGAGAGGGCCGCAGACATCAGGGCATCTTCCCAGCTTAGCTCCCCATCAGTCATGTAGCTCTTGGCTAGTCCGGTGATGGCAGAGGTTGCGGCCTTAGCGCCAGCAATGCCCAGGGTAGGAGTTAACGCGCTTATTATAAGAGGGCCAGCAAGAAACCCTAACGCACCACCAAGTAACAGCTTGTTGATGGTGCCGATCTGAATGCTGTCATCGACCTTATAGTCTTTGCTGTAGCCCGTTCCATTCCAGTTGAATACGTCCCCATCATCATTGGTGTACTGAAGTGGTATGCCTGTCTCTTCCAGCAACGCCATGTACTCAGGACTGTCTTGGAAATCCCATGCTGTCATGTTGCCGTCAGTGAGATCGTTGTACTCAGGGTCTGCAAACAGGGCTGTAGACTGCTCTATGAAGTTCCAGTACTTATCCCAAGTAGTGAACTGCTTGAGATAGCCCATACCCTGGTCTGCCTCAAACGCTTCCTGAATCTCTGCTTTTGTGTATAAGCCCTGCGCTCCAAACGTATCCCTTCCTGCCCCTGCCTCCTCTTGATCCGCGCTCATACCGCGATCACCTAGCTCTTGAGGAGGGGTCCAAAAATACAACTGCTCGTCCGTGTACTCCCGCTCCATCTCCCCGGTCTGCTTATTGTAGGTAAGCTCCTTACGGTAGATGTTCCCATCATCACCAATGTAGCCACGATGATTGGAGTGCAAAGCGCCAGCCTCAGTTTCCTGAGTATCTATGCCAGTGCTAAAGTCACGTAGCGCATCAAAGTCTAGGTTGTCGAGGGAGAGTCCCTCACTACCAGCGAGAAGCGGATTGTCGAGTGCATTAGCCAAGGAGTTTTTTCTCCAGTTGATTAACAATGGCGTCTCTCATAACTTCGGTTTCATCCGAAAGCATTCCATATCCACCATCAGTGAAACCGCTACCCCATACGCCCTGCCTTTGCCTTTTCTCTCTAGGCTGACTGAACTTGGACTGAAACTGATAGCCATCGCTAATGCCGCCCGACAGCTTTCCCGCGGCAGAACCCAGCATTCCAGACATCCCAGAATTATTGGTCATGCTTGCTAGCCGTTGGTCTCCCGTGTACTCACCCAGAATGTCACCAAGTCCCATCTCGTTATATAGGGCCTCGGTCATCATCCTGTCAGCTAGCTCACTGTTGCCACCGTACACATTGCCGCCACCACTGCCGTAGCTCTGGTATGCCTGCATTACCTGCCTTCGGCCTGTGACGCTGTTCTTAAGCTGGTTGTAAAGGTAGTCAGGAACCGATCCTGCGGTAGCACCCCCCTTTCTTTGGTGTTCCCAGAAGAATGGGTTGTAATCAGGGTTAGCGTATTGCTCTAAAATCTTTGCGTGATCATGAGGATTGGTGTCGATCAAGGGATGTCCCCCTGCCCCTCCACCAGCGGCTCTCAGGGCATCCCAGCTATCTTGAGCAAAGCCACCCCAGCCAACCCCCTGCCCTTGCTCAGCCTTCCTTAAGAAGTCACCACCGCCCAGCCAGCCATTAGTGCCTGTCTGAAAGACTCTTCGGATATTGTGGTCTGGCCCACCTAGATTACGGTTGGCGTAAGCGGCACTTCGGGGATCTTCGGCCCTTAGCTGTAAATCCCCCGTTTCATTATTAGCCTCCTGCCCTACGTCTGCCTTTGGCGCATCAAGGCGTATATAACCAATGCCGCTAATAAACCTGTACTGCCCTGGCGCACCAGTTACTGGGTGTCCATCATGTATTGTGGGTGCGTATGTAGACATTGGTTAGATCCTTACCGGCATTGGGGTGGCAGGGGGGAAAATTGTGGTTTGCTACAGTCGATGACAACAGTGTCACCAGTACCTGATGTGCTTGAAGCCACTACCTGTCCATTCATTACTAGACTAAAAGGTGATCCCTGATCTGTAAGGTAAGCAATCAGGTCACCCAGCGTTAAATCTTGCCCCGCAAAACTAACCGCCGAATCGTGGATGTTTTCTCCGTTATTGATGAAAGCATCGTCCTGAGCATAGTTTTGCTCATAATCCGAATTGTCAGTAGATGAATCCGTATAGTCGCCATTATCAACAAGAGCCTGATCTTGCATCTGATAGACATCACCACCAGCAGTAATTCCAGAGTTATTGGAAGCCGCTGTACCCAATCCTGCAACTGCCTGAACAATTGCAACATCGGATTGCTGGTCATTGATCTGTATTTCTTTGTTCGCGTTTTGAGCATTCTTAGTCACCGATGCGTTAATGGCGGCTACACCTAATCCGCTAACCAATGTTCCCACTGTAGGGGCCAGTGCCTTGACGTACTCAAGACCCACATTCTGCTCCCTTTGCAGGGTCACTACAGGGGAGTCTTGAGACTCAGTAGACGCCCCTCTAACACCTATGACAGCCAAGGCAACAGCAGTTGATGGGGCATGTTCTGGGTTAGCTTCAGCTACACGGGCAAGAGCTTCTACCAGTGCTACTTGTAGTTGAGCCTGGGCGTGCTTCTCTTGAAGGATTGCATCCCTCTGTACCTGAACCATCCTTATCTGATCGGCTGAGTGTTGAGCCGCCCTAACATTCCCCTTGGAAGTGGCGCACCCAATAACCAGAAATGCAGATATAACAATGGCAAGCAGCTTCATTAACAATTCTCCTCGGCTAGACTCATTGCGGTCCACGGGGCTACCTCTGTTGCTGGACCCCAGAACTCGGCGGCGTTGTCATACAAAACCTTTTTGCCTGCATCGTCGCCAGGATGAATGCGGTACGTCTTCCTCTCATCGAAATCAATAATGAACGTAGCCAGCAACCAGCCGTTCTTTTCGCTGGTAACGTCGCGCACTGCCGTCTCTAAGGTGTCACCGTCAAGCGGGACAACAACAGGAAGGGTGCTGGTGGTGTTCGCCACTAAATGGAATCTGCTCATGTGATCGTTGCCCTCACATTTGTGTATGGGACCGTTGCTGATTTAGGAAAATTGTCGTTCCTGCCGCCCGTGAAAAGGGCCATGGTGATCATGATGTACGGGAAGCCAGTGGTACTAAATGGCCCGAGTATGTGATCCGAGTTGGCTACGCCCCTTGTATTGTATCCCAGCATCGATTGAGAGCCGCTGGCCCAGCCGTCTGCGTAACCGACAATCTCCACCTGCGGCTTCAGGGAAGTAAGCCCGCCGTCTTGGCTTAAGCCTGTAATCCGATACTCCAGCGTGATTTCACCGCCGTCGCCCGCATAGGCCCAGTGTCTGGTGATGTACCCACACTCATTGGAGTAGTTGCTTTTGTGTACCACCGTAATTTGAGTGGAGAATCCATCCCATCGCTGGTTCTGAACACAGGAAGTGGAGGAAAGCTGGGACGCCGAGTCCTGCTTGTTCCCGTAGCACTGGTTCCTCATGCCGTTTCTTTCGTCGTTCTTCCAAGCGGCTGTCCCAGTAGTTAGCATGTTCTCGCCCGTGTAGGGTTGCATCCCCATACACGTACCGCCCAGATCGCCCTTGAGGGAAATGGGACCAGTGTTGGTGTAGTTCTTGAAGCGCCGGAACACAGGTTGGACCCTTAGACTGCCCTCTGGGGGAAGGCTCAGGTCTTCCCTTGCGGCCCGGAGGCTTACATTGCTTTTAGGAATCGCCATGATTACTCCGCAACAAAGTCGTTGGCTTTGACTACGCCGCTGTAGCTGATAGAGCCATTACCATTGTCAGTCCAGAGACTGCCGCCGCTTGCGTTCTCGAGCGTATCAATTCGGGCCTCGAGGGCCGCAATAGTCGCAAGCAAGGTGCTGTCGTCGTAGGTGACTGCTTCTGCCCATGCCTCGGACTTCCTGACGTACTGTTTGCCGTCATTAGGTGCCTCAGTGAGGTAATCACCAACGGGCTGGTAGTCAGCTGGATCGAAGTCGGTAATGTCCGCTACAACGTGATTGTGGCTCTCTGGCGGGAACTCTGTAGGCTTGTCAGTCAGGTCGTTCCACGAACTGGCTCCACCTCCAGGTGTGACAGCCTCAGCCCACGCCTTTGACTCTCTGACGTACTGCTTGCCGTCATCTGGGGCTTCTTCAACCAGCCCAGATACATCAACATCAGGTATATCAACCTCAGTCCACGCCCCATCTTCCCTGGCGTACTGCTTCCCATCACTAGGTGCGTCTTCAATCTTCTTGTCTAGCTCTTCCTGTAGGCCATCGACCTCGTCAATGCCTACGCCGCCATCTGAGTCAGGGTCAATAGCAAGAAGAGCCTGCTCAATAGCCTCAAATTCATCATCAAACTGCTGTCCATAGATGACCTTTTCGGGGTCACCCTTCTCTAAAGAGTCCCTGTACCCGTACTTGTGCTTCTGCTTATAGGCCATTAGCAATATTCTCCTAACGCGGTATAATCGGAGGGCCGAGGATGCAGTAAGAAATGGCTCCCCCACGAAGGAGGAGCCGTGTTACTTAACCAGCCACGTACATAACAACACCAGCCTCTCGGCATATCCGGCATATACGGTAATCGTCATAAATCTGCTGAGGCTAAGTTCTGGCATCAGGCTAATCAGCCTGCCACATACATCACGACTCCGGCTTCAGGCCGGTAATCGTCATACCCGTACAAGGTATCGGCCGTCATCAAATCTGACAAATATTCTTGCTTGTACTGAGTCTGAGTACGCACACCCAACTGCTCAGCAATTACCAGAGCATCAGTGTGGAACAACAGGCAGGGCTTCTCGCCATCAGCGTTAGCAGGCAGGTTGGTTGAAACGTAAACATCTACGCCATACAACTCACCAATCTTGCCGTTAACTACGCCACGACCATTAACAAAGTCGCTAGATACATAGCGATCAATGCCCATGATGTGGTTACGAGCCGCAGGTGGGATTACCAGCTTACGTCCGTCCATAGGTACGTTGTTGTCATCCAGAATCTGAATGCCATCACGGAACCCTTGGTCAGAGAAGTCAGTAGCCGACCCTGATACAGCAGGTACAACCAGTGCGTCAGCAGTCATGTGACCAACAGTAGTCCAGCCAGCAATAGCGGCGGCAATCAGGTCAGCATCAACCTTGGTAGCCAGCGCGTAACCAGCGTCTTGCGTGTAGAACTTACGCATAGAAGCCAGTGCCTGTACTGAAGTAATGTCTTCAATCAGCCGTGAATACTCCCAATGCTGATCGATTGTGACTGCTTTGTTGGTTGAGGCGTCAGCGACCAGTGTTACCTGAGTCTCTTTAACCTTTGCGTTTGCTTCACCACGGACGGGCATAGGGATATTGATAGTGTCTCCCTTCTTGCCTGCCATCTTCATAGACTTAACCAGTGGCTTCATTACGAGAGACTTCTCGTACTCAGCAATGATCTCGTCTGACCAGAGTTTCGGAATGAAACTTGCGTGGTTAGTGTTGTTTACGGACGATCCTGTCGCCCACGCTTCATCTAAAGCCATTTTACTTCTCCTTAAAGGTGTAGCACTTTTGTGCTAACGTCAGTCACGAACACGCCCCTCGGCATAAGCCCGCATAATCTCGCCTTGCAGGTCTTCGTACCGTTGAGGATTGGTTCGCATTAGTTCACGAATGTCAGCCCGTCTATAAACACGACGAGAACCTTGAACATCGGAATTGCCGCGACTAGCGCCGGTACTGGCACTCTTCACAGCCTGCTTTTGAGCCTTTTTACTTACCTCCTGTGCGGTGACCTCAACCTTATTCAACGCTTTAAAAGTTGAAATCAGGTCATCAGCCTCCTCAACATCTCCCACTTGATCCGCTCTTTGGTAACGAGATAAACGCGCACTAGACGCCTTAATCCATTCCTTGAACTTCTCATTGCCTAGCACCTCTTTGACATCTGGGTGACGCTGTTGAAGGGTTGCCAAGCCTTGGGCATAGGCCATTTTCTGGGCCATTTCCTGGGCTTGACGGAGGGCTGGATGATTGTCTATTGCTCTGTTCACCGTATTGGTGGGGTCAGAGAAGAAATCAGCCTCCGTAATAGGCTCTGGTTCCGGTTCATGGGCTTGTGATTGATTAAGCGCCATCGCATCAAGAGTGCTTCTAAGGTTTGATAGCTCGTTCCCTTGGTTGCTCATACGGCGCTCAAGCTCACGGTGCATCTCAATAACCTCTGATGCGCTCTTGCCCTGATACTTCTCCGGCAATTCGGATTCAGGTTCGGGGTCTAGTGGTTGTGTGCTAACGTCAGGCGCAACTATGCCCTCATCAGCTATATCATCAGGGGCCTGTTCGTGGTTATCCTCAATGATATTGCCAGCAGATTCTCCCTCTTCTAATTGAAGATCGGGTTCTTTGATGTCGTCTAATATCTCAGCCATTAGTAAACTCCGGCCCTTTAAGGGTTATCGGATTAATAAACAGGGGGCCGTACAGGTTATCCCCTGACTTGCGTCCCGGTGACGCAAATTCATTGAAGATCGTATTCATCGTCAGCTTCCGCGCTAGATCTAACGTAATCTTCATACCCCGAGAACATTCTGAGTACAGCCAGCCTGCCCTTAGAGAAATGTAAGTCTTCAATAGTCGAGCAGGAGTCAATAGTAACTAGCTCCATTTGCTCTTCTACCTCTTCTATTAACCGTTTCCACCCCGGCATCATGAATACATCCAGAGCGTCTTCTATGTCTTGCTGGCTAATGCTCATGCGGCTTGGACCTTTGGCTTGGGTCCAGGTTTCTTCCTGTTCTCCATGTGAGTCAGCCTGTCATTTAGCTCAGCTACCTGACGTTCCAGCCTAGCAATCTGCATGGAATGCTCCTGCAAATAGGTAGTGGTGTTAGCCACTAGCTCATCAAACTGTATCTTTGAGATCATAGACATTACTTCTGCTCCAAACAGCCAAACAACTCAATGTGGAAGTTGTCACCCTCACCAACAGCAACATTCCTTCCAAATATGTCTTCAAGAGCAAACTCTAGGATGTCACCATCCTTCTTTGCGCTCTTTACATTGCCGTCAAAGTAGAGAACATCACCGTGACTTTGATCCCTAACGCGGATATAACCAAATCCAGTAACACTAAGATCCTTAAACCAATCTGAATCAGAGCAGTCGTAACGTATAACCTTTGCCTGATCCGGCCTGTTGACCGCACCGGGATTTCCCGGCCCCATATAATCTGGGTCTACAAATGAAAACTTCCTAACGTCAGGGTTCATGTCTTTTTGATGCGCCGCCTTTAGCATTACAGTAACTGGAGCAGAAGGAGCAGAAGCTGTAGTTAAGCCGGTTAACTGACTGCCATCACCAACAAAGGCAGTGGCCCTTACCTCTCCGGTAAAGTCTCCGTCTTTAAATTTAGCGGCTGTAGAGCCTAGATCAATCCCTACCTTTGGCCTGCCCATGTTATCAACAGGGACAATTGAGCTTGCGTTGCCGTCTAACTTTATGCCGATAGACCCACCTACAAAGCATTCAGTGCCAGAGACAAACCTACCAGAACAACTAATGTCATTTCCTAGCTTTGCCCCCACATGAAATGGCTCGTTCATCATGGTGACTTGTAGCTCATTACCAAAGTATTGAATGGTGCTGTTGCCAAGATCTGTAAAGAATGAGTCACCATCGGCTCCATCTTTGCCGTCAGCACCATCTTTTCCGTCTTCGCCTTTGTCACCCTTGATGCTGGCACCGTCTTCGCCATCCTTGCCGTCTACCCCATCTTTACCGGGGTCTCCGTCCTTGCCGTCAACGCCATCTCTTCCCGGCGCTCCGTCTTCGCCATCTTTACCCGGAGTGCCTTCTCCTCCTCCAGCGCCTTCAACAGAAGCTACCTGCCAGAGATTGTTACCCTTGCTGTATCTATAAGTAACACCATTAGAAAGCGTTACCTCAAAGCCATCAGCCTCACCTTTAGGGAATGAATAAGACATTAGATGATCCCCCCAACGGTGATGTAGTATTTAAGACCACTGCTAAAGCCTGCCACCCCATCTTTGCTGTAGTGAAGCTGTATGTAGAAATAGGCATCATCTGTGTGCCAATCAATTCTCGTCAGGAAGCCCGTCATTTTCATCTTCCAAGTCTTTGAGACTTCATCCCAGTACCTGACTGTGAAGGCAGTGCTGTAGTGATCGCTTGTGTTGGCGTCTTGCACTCCGCTGTTATTCATCCAAGCAAAACCATCTGCATCAGTCTTGTTAAGCCTCATGCGCTTTTTCCCACCAGAGTCCGTATAGGAAAATTCTCCAGCGCCAAGAGAAGAGGTTGTGTACAAGAACGGATTGCCCGGAGGCTTGTTCTTCATGTATGCGATTTCTGCTCGCAGTGACTCTAACTGAATGTCTACATAGTCAATCGTTGCAAGGCCAGCGGGGTCAAAGCTACTCAACAGAATAAAGTCATGTGGGTAGTCTGAAAGCCTGTCCAGAGCGCCGCTTAACTTAGTAAATTCAAATATCCCGTTCGTACCGCTGTTTACCTTTAGCTCCGCTACCTGACCAGATATATCAGCCAGCCGCAAAACATCACCCTCTGTAATGCGGTCAAGGTCAATAGTGTTGCCGTTGCGATCAGTGCCAGAAAGACTAATGTAACTAGCAGATGAGATCGTGTTTGTTAGTTGCATTGCGCCATCTTTGAGGTTGAACTCACCCTCTCTGACGTTAGCGTTAAGCATCGTGAACACTAGGCTGTGGTTTCCAACAGCGCCCTCTAGCGCCTTGACCTTGTTCTTTATCTCTTCCTGATCAGCAAGGCTCGCTTGTATCTGGTCAATGATGGCCTGCTGTGTTGCTTCGCCAGTAGTTACCCTGCCTTCTAAAGTTGTAGGAGGAGCAACAGGAATCCAAGCATCAGAATCAACGTGCCATACAAACAACTGCATGACATCTTCATCATTGTTAAACCAGAGATCGCCATCTAACTTTCTGTCTGGCTCACCAGGCTGTATGTAAACAGGAAGGCCAGAAGCCTCTAACTGCTCAACAAACCAGCGGTTTACCTCAAGCTGATTCTTTAAGTCAGGCACCGTGTCCGGTGATTTGAAGCGGCCCTTAGCGTCACGGAATACAACGCCAGGGTTTGTGGCTACTAGGTCAGTAGTGACAGGCGCCCAGCCTTTATTTGGCGCGCCCTTTTTATAGACCATCCAAGTTGTGTTGCTGGTGGGCTTTTCTACATAACCAGATAGGTCTATAGAGCCTGATTGACCACCACTACTACCGCCACCATTTACCTTGTAGTGAACCTCTGTGTTCTTACCCAAGGGCATTTCAATGGTGTAGGTCGTGCCATCAGTCATGGTCACAACAATGGCGTTATCAACGTCCTGCTCAATGTTAGCAATGCCTACAGCTTCTTCAGCATCCTTACCATCTTTGCCGTCTTTGCCATCCTTACCAGACTTTCCTTGCTTACCATCCCCACCCTTCGGGCCTATCTTTCCCTGGGGGCCGGTGTCACCTTTTGCACCGCGCTCACCTTTAGCGCCTTGCTTGCCATCCTTCCCTGCCTTGCCGTCAACGCGAGACTCAGCAATCTCCTTGCGAATTAACGCAATGATCGTTACTAAGCTAATGCTGTCAACTGCGGCATTCACTGTATCTGCGGCTCCTCAGGCATGGGTGGCTGTTGTGGCTGAAGCATCTTTTGAAGCATTTCCTGCTCTTGTGACTTGTTAGCCATGTTTGCTCGTCGCTCTTCCTTCTCGACGTTCCACTTGTCTTCATCCATGAGCATCTGCGCTAGCTTGACCTTCTGCTGGAAGTCAGCATCAATCTTGCCGTCCTTATCCATATCTGAGTATTTAAGGACTGTCTCTTTGGGCATGATCTCTGCTTCAACCGCGTACTTAGCGGCCCTGCCCTTAGCCTCTTCAGCCTGAGCCATGAGTACAGTGGACTGCGCTTTCTGTAGCTCCATCTGTGCTTGCTGTTGGGCCTGCTGTGCTTGCTGGGCCTGGGGGTTGGGCTGATTAGCTTGGTCAATCTTCTCCAGTAGCTCTTCCTTAGAAGTGATACTAAGGTGGCTAATGATGGCCTTAAGCACCTCACCGTGTAGCGGAGACTGCGGAGGAATGACCTGCATGATCTGAGAAAGCTGGCCTACCTCGTACTCCCTAGCAATAACGCCAAGAGAGCTAACAACAGAGAAGTGGTAATCCTTTGATGGATACTTCTCGGGATCGAACTGCATATACCGCCAAGCTGTTTTCTTGATTAGCGGCTTAAAAAAGGATTCTTGGAAGTTGACCAAGGTACGTCTCTGACGCTTCATAACCGCGCCCATGGACATTGAGATACCAGCGGCAGTTGTGTCGCTTGATGGGCCTTTAGCCATCTCAGCGGCGTCTACGCCACCTGTGGCCTGTTGCACCATCATCTGCAAACTCTGCGCTTGGTTAAAACTGATCTGATTAAGCGATCCAAAGTTGAAGGGCATTAGCGCATCTTGGGGAGCGCCATTGGTCAACAGCATCTTGCCGGGGCGTACCTCAAACTTATCCCCTCTCGGGATGCGGGTAGCATCCACCGCCATCATTGGGTGAGTAGTCAATGCAAGCGCATCGATCCTCGCCCTCATTTCTGCGTCTAGCGCCTTCTGAGCCATATAGCCCTTCTCGCAGACACCACGACCCCAAAACCGGCTGGGTACTACATCCCAAGGAAAGGCAACAATCGGCCTGTCTTGGCACATGTAGGGACTTGCTTGGGCCTTGAGGATCTCGCCATCAGCGATAACAACCACCGCCTCTGTGTACATTTGATCTTTCTGGTCTTCCTCTAAGGTGGCACCCTCTTCCTTCAGCAGGTTAGTAGGCACTAACCCGTAGTACCGCTTAACGTGTACCTTTGACTTGGGCTGGCTGGTAATCTCTGGATCAGCCTCAATGTCATCGCGTGAGGCATCTTCAGTAATATTGACTGTGTCCCGATATACGCCTGACTCCTGAAGCATCTGTATATGGTGGATAGAGACAAACTCATCTACACAAACGCCCAAAGCACTTGATACACAGGTAGCGTTGGGGTCTATCAAAAAGTTCCTGGGCAGGACGGGGTTCAGCTTAACGATGGGGCGGGTCTTCTTCTCTACCCCATACTCAATAAGGCTTGACCCTTCCGGCATTCCCTCCATTGGCTGGGTGGCAGGAACGTATTCAGTGCTTTCCTCAATGATTAGCTCGCCAATACCTGTGCCAAATACAGCGGAGTTAATCAGGATCTCGCCAATAGCCGCTCTGTAGTTGGCCCGCTCCATATCATGATGGAGTCTGGAACGTACTGCGGCGGCTTCTGACTTAGAAGCACCACCACCCTGACCCGTGGGCATTTGGGGCATAGGAGCTTGCTGGGGTGATTGCCCTTGGGGAGCAGGGGGTGGATTCTGGGCTTGCTCGCCATCGTCTTCGATGTCGAACATGAATGCTTGCGAGAAACTGGCTGTCTCGATCTCGGCTACTGATGACTCAACTGCTTGCTGTAGGGCGGGAGCAATGAGCTTGGAGCGTTCGGATTGGCGCATCTTGTCAGATTCAGCCCACTGGCCCCTCCACAGGCGATAGTATTCCTCCATCTTGGTGGCGTAGTTAGCCTCAAAATGGTTTCGCCACTCTTCGGTGAGGGATTCAACCCACTCATGCAGGCCGTGAGAAACGCCGATATGCTCTAAGTCTTCGTGTATTGCCATTCTAGTATCCCGCTACCGCGTCTAGGACTTCCCACTCGTCATCAAGCTCAACGCCATCAAGGTAGGCAAGCTGAGCCATCTGATCGCAATATGAGAGGGCGTCAATTAGGTCATCATGGACAAGGGTTGATGGGAAGTTAGCGGCCTCGTCAGCAAAACGAGTATTCCACTCCCCCTTTTTTAGGGAGATCATGTCGTTTTCAAAGCGACCAGCTAAAGCCCAAGCAATCCTGTCCTCTTTTTTCTGATTACCGTGAGTAAGAAGTTCCACGCGGAACAATCTTCCACGCCTTCTCATCAGATCTGACATCGGAGACATGACGGCTTGCTGTGCTATGCCCCTTTCCATGCCCACCTTTATTGGTTTGTACTTTTCTACTGCGTCGAATATTTTTTGGCACGTTTCATCCAGTGACCATTGCCCATAAATAATGTCTTCCACATACCAGCGTCCACTAGGCGCGACCTTTGTAACGGCAATGGCTGAGTTATCGCGCTTTTTGGCCTTTCGTTGGCCCTGTTGCTTAAAGCCAGCAAGGTCAATAGAGATATAGTGGTCCCCAGGCTCGTCGGCTTTGGTGTGGTAGTTGAATTTCTCGGTATCAAACAGGCTTCCGGTCCTAGCATCAAAGCTGGCCATGAATTCCTGCTGGAAAGCGTAGGCTGGTAGGGTATTTCGGGCGTTTTCTATCTCTGACTTGGGTACTAGGGGGTTATCAAAGCTCGTAAAGTGGAAGCAGTCCCAGTTTTCCCAGTTTTGAGCGCCGGTATACATATCATAGAAGTGATTTCGGCCCTCTGGTGTACCAATGGCGAGCATATCGCCCTGTCGGTCAGCCAATGCGGGGCGCAAAATGTTGTCAAATACGTCTGGCTTGCAGAATGCGTACTCATCCAGCACCAAGTACTTGAGGCTTACCCCGCGTAAGGTGTCAGGTCGGTCAGCACCCTTCAGAAATATGGTATTTCCACCCGCTAAGGTGATTTCCAGGTTGTTAACGTGGCTACGCTCAATGATGTCACCAGCAATATCAAAGAGGGTGTGCCACATAATGTCCCGCGCTTGGCCTTGAGTGGGGGCTACATAGAAAACCTTGCCCTCCTTCTCATCCAGCGCCTTTAAAATAAGAGAAATAGCGGCTAAATAGGACTTTCCTGTACGGCGACCAGCGGCAACCACCTTAAAGCGGGCAGAAGAGTTCATCACTTCTTCCTGCCAAGGCAATAAAGAGAGGTCTAGAGTACTCACTGAATACTCACAGGCGTGTCATCAACAGGCTTCTCTTGGATAGACTCCACCTGTAGGCCGGTAATGTTGATTTGGACGGCAGAGGATTTCTTTTCCTCACCAGAGAAGCCAGCGGCGGGCAGTATTCGGTCAGCCACCATCTTCATAGCCTGCATCTGACCGTCGTGGTCATCATCCATGGCTATATCAAATAGCTTCTTAACAAACGGCTCTAGCTTCTTGCTGGATAGGAACCGAGCCTTTAGCTCATGCATCCTTCTGGTCTGATCTGCCTTGGTCATAACAGGCATGGCGTTCTGGTTGTTGCGGGTTAACCCCTTCTTCTTCTTTTCTGCAGAGCGAGCGGCAATATCGGCCTTCTGGTCAAGCCGCTTCTGGAGTTGCTTTTCTAGTACGTCATCAGCCATAGATCATTTGGTTATAAACAAGTTAATTAGTTATAACTTAGCAAGGGCCGCTTGGCGGTAAGCCTTGCATTGAAGCCGTCTAGCCTTCCTGTAGTCTTTTTGGGCCTGCTCATGGTCTTTCTTTGCAAAAGACTGCACCTGACCACCCTGAGCCAGGAAACTTAGCTACAGTCGTCATCTATCTTCTTTTGACTGTCGTTTTCCGCTATTTCTAGCAATGCTGTGCTAGTCATGGGTATAACTATCCTGATCTCTATATAGCGAATAGTAATAAGGTGTAAAACTCGATTGCAATACTTATTGTGCTGATTAGTTAATAAGGTGTATTGTGCTAGGAGGATATGCTACGGGGCAGAGGCTCGGGAAATCCGAGAGACGATATCAGACAGATGGCACAGCCCGCCTAACGAACGAGAGCAGTAGTTAGGGTAGACACGAAACCCGTGATTGATTTGTAGTAATCCAGCAGTTAGCTCGTCATTTCTGGCCTAAATCGACTGTTTTTACAGTGTTTTGTGTTGTCTGCAATTCAGAGAATCGTAGTAACCCCAGGCATTAGTGTTTTACCTAGACGAAGGATGAGTCCCTTCACCCACGCATCCTCCCTTTTTTTTCGAAATTCGGTTCTAGTAAACGGGGGTGGCACCTTCGTAGTTAGAGGCCACCGCACCCTCCCCCCCTGGGGTGTCATCAGCACCACACCGAACCCGCAGGCTAGGTCGCTCACCGCAGGACTCAGTCCGAGGACGGACAAAGGACGCAACCCGCAGGGTTAAGTACCCCGTAGTGACCCACAACGTACGCCGAAGAGGAAGTGGCGACGCC